TTTGCACAATACCAACGATCAAAGTTGTTTCTGTATGAATCCTTATCGTTATATACAAAGTCTTCTAAATACATAATTCACCCCTTTTTGTATTATTATACAGCTTTTTTATCAATTCTTTCATCTATTTTAAGTGTGTAATCTTTTGTAATAGTGCCTAATTTTTTATTACCTCGCCAATGTGATCTTCTCCAAACATAACCATCTTTTGCATTTTTGCCTGATGAACGCATCAAGTGACCTCTGACAAGATGATGTCTTTTTTTATTAGTAGGTGTGTCAGCTTCATTGCTTACTTCATCAGGTATATTGACTGTAACCATATAGTGTTCAAATGGTGGTTTCCATGTTGGTTTTATGCCGATAGGTCTGTTTGCATCATATGGTGTTTTATTTGGTTGTAATCCTTTTCTTTTAAGTGTATTAACACAAAACTCTTTAAATTCAGGGTGACTATATACAGACATATGAATCAAAGCTTGTCTTATCACTGTCCACATTGCCACATGAGAACCCAAATAACCACCTTGCTTTGTATATTCAACAGTTCTTTTTGTAACTTTAGACATACTTTTTTTGTCATTACTATCCCAAAACAAATCTTTACCATTGATTGGTGGTACTGAATGTGGAGTTAGAATATTTAAAAACCATGCGTAAACACTGTCTTCAAAACCTTCTATTTTATGCATTATAAGTGGATTTATTCTATTAAGGTCTTTTATTTTAATTCCACAAGGAAATAACACTGGCATAGGAATATGTATTACTCTATTACCAGTGATAGCATCAATAGTGTAATTATCAAATCTATCTATATTATGTATATGTTCTTTTCTAAGATTTGTATGTACAGTAAGTGTGCATTCTATTAAATCTTTGACATCATATTTTTCACCATATTCAAGCACACGATCTTCAAAATATTTATAATTTTGTTGTGATTTATCACCTTTTGCAAAAGTATTATAATTACTTCTTGTATCTCTTAAAAAAGATTGTATTGATACTTCAGATGCACTAACTATTGCTGTAGCTAAATTTTCAACACCATAATCAATAATCAATGTTTTTTCATGTGGTATTCTTAAATGCACATCTTCAAAAAAATCATTTAATGTGGTTGATGGTGGCACTATTTTTTTTAGTGAACCACTGTCAACTTGAAATTTTAAAGAATTAATCCATGTTTCATATTCATGTTTACAAAAGAAAGCATATTCATTTAATATTTTTGCAAAGCTATCAGCGTTATTAGTAGCAATAGCATTTTGTAATGAAAGCCAACCACTTAAATTATTGGAAGCCAATGAATGCATAAATCTTTCATATTTTTTTTGATCAAAATTTAAAAAATCCATGCACTGATAAAAAGCAGTACATAACTTATCTTCGTTTACTTTTCTAGTCATTTTGCTTTTTTATTGTTCCATGTAGAACACTTTGCACAGCTTCTCTATATTCATCTTCAGCTACCTGTTTGTTAAACTCTGCTCTTTCAAGTTTCTCTTCAGGTGTCAATGATTCAGGTTCGTTTTCCCATTTGTCATGTATTTCTCTAAATAATCTACTCATTTTATGCTCCTAATATTTCTACTATTTCTTTTACTTTAAAACCTTCTTTGATAAACTTTCTTTTTTTGTAATCAAAGTATTTTTCATCTAATGTCTTCACAGCTAACCACCAAAAATTAGTTTTTGTTAATACATATAGTTCGTATCTCATTGCATTCCCCTTATTCAATCCCTAATAACTTGTTGAAATCTTGTATAGTAATTTCATCAATAACTATTATTTCGTTACTATTTAAAACATCATTTACTATGACATCATCATCAACAGTTCCCCATTGTGTATTGTCAATAGTGTTGTCTTTAAATAGTGGTGCTGTCCAAAGAAACTCACAAGAACCATTGCCTGAATTTTCTATGATATACGCATTACCATTGTATTTTGATACTGTAAAGATTTGATATGTTTTCATTTTATTCTCCTTCAATTTATTTAACATATGCGTATTATAATACAATTTGTAATAATTATTCAATACTTTTTGGAATATTTTTTATTTTATTTTAAAATGGTAGATCATCATCTGATTCATAAATATCAGAACTTCTTTCCCATAATTGCTTTGCATATTCTTGTGCTGCTGTTTCTTTGAATCCATAATGTTTTAAAAACTTGATCTCGTTACCAAACTTAGTGTGAAGTTGTGCATGATGAAACATACATAATGGTATTACTTGGTCATCACCAGCTTTCAGACCCCAACCACGCTTACCATCACTAGGTTTCAAAAGATGATGAACTTGTATTGCACCTTTGCAACTCATAAAGCCTGATCTTGAAATAAAACAAGGCAATGTAGAAACATATTTTAAATGTTCCTTATCAACAATTCTTTTGCTCATAGAAACATATCTGTTTTGCTAAACATATATATATTTATATCTCTTTTACTTGTTTGTTTCCATGTATTTTTACTACTTATACCTTTCCTTTGACCAACTTTTTTCCAACCCATAGCTTTCCAAAATATATTACTTTCTAAATCATTTGCACAACCACAAGTCCAATTAAATGTATAAATAGATTCTCCATAATTAACGACACTATCTAAGAGCAATCTACCTCTTTGCAACATACGAGCATCAGTTTGTAAACATATTTGTGCTATTTTACCTTGTCTTGTCATAACATTTGTATGTTTGTGACCAAAACTAGCTAAACAAAATCCTACTAAATCACCATCACATTCACAAACAAATAGTTTGTCATTACATATTAGACTCCAACGCTTACCTGTTTTTATACCAGTTATTGCTGATAAATATGCAGGATTTGGAATAAAACCAAGAGATTTACTTTCTAATTTACTTAAATGATTTATATATTTCAGATCATCTTCTTTTGCAAATCTTATTATTCCTAATTCTTGCATAAAACGAGACATTATAAGTTTAATTTTTTGGATAATTAATAAATTTGTATTTTATATCTTTTTTTAAATTTCTTTTTTGTATTTTGTTACCAATAATATAAATGTATCTATGTTTTCTTGGTCTATCAACGCAAATAAATTTTTCTTTATTTTGTAATCTTTCTTCAATACTGTAGGTTTCACATATTGTTTTACTATGCAAGTTACTGTTTTTTAATCTCCATTCTGTTCTTTTATCTGACAAGCCTGTATATAAAAAATTTGTTGCTTGATAAACAATACCTAAATGTTTTTGCTCTGTATCTGCATATGAAACTATTATTTTAGGCTTTGGTAATAGCTTAAAAGATGATGATATTAATATAGATGCTTGATTTTTTTTATTATCTTTTAAGACAAGCCTGTTTAATTCAAGAACTAAATCTTTATTGTGTTCACCTGCAATGCCAATACATAAAGATGGTGATGGTGGTGATCCATAGCAAACAACTCCTACTAATGAGTTTTCTAAAAAAAGACCATATGCGTAAGTAATTGAAGGCATTCTTTTTGCATAGTGTATATCTAAAATAAAAGGTTTTGTTTCTTCATAAGAAATTCTTCTTATTTTATAATTTTTATTAAAAATGCTTTCATCAGCATCAAATAAATTAGATTGATATTGCATTAGAATAAGTTTTTTTGTGCCTGTATATAGTTCACTTCATAATTTTTATTTGTACCTTTTGGATAAGGTAGTTTTGGTAATAAAAAACTTTTAAGTATATTTTTTTTATCTTGTTTGTTTGCACAGATAAAAACATATCTATGCTTTCCTAAAATATTTTTTTTTCTTAGCTGTAATTTTTTTACAATTGCGTTTGGACAAGGAATCATTTTATATGCTGTCATAATATCATCGTATTTATCGTCAAAATTTAAAATATTTTTAATTTTCTTCCAATCATCAACAGAGGGAAAACTAAATCCATCATCGGTTCTAAACCAATGTGCAGCTGTATCTTTATAACCAAAAAAATTATCTAATTCTTTTGCTGTAATATTATTTTTATTTGCTCGTAAATAATTAGCTATTGATTTTTTATCAATGCTATCTTCGTTAATTCTTCTTTTCACAAGAGGTACTTTTAGTGCATTATTTTTCTGATAATGTCCAATGTTTCTAAAATGAAACTCTTTATCATTTTTATCAACCCATTGCGATTGATTCTCTGAATTACCTGTATATATAAAATTAGTAGCCTGATAAATATAACCAGTATGATGATTATTTGGATCAGCAAAAGAAACTACTATTTTTGGTTTTGGTAATAATTTAAGAGATTGAGATAAAAATTTAGATAATGTATTTTTAGGTAAATTATCTAATGTTATTAGTCTATTTAATTCAATCACATTATGTTTATATTTTTCACCACATATGCTTTTTGATAAAGTACTACTGGGTGGCATTCCAAAAGTGCAAACACCTGACATTTTTTCGTTAATAAACAATCCATATGCAAATGATACAGATGGCATTCTTTTAGCATAGTGTAGGTCTTTTATCCAGTATGTATAATCTTTTTTAGAGACCTTCAATACTTTCATAAAAAATATTCCTAAAAAGGATAATCGTCATTTTCTTC